CCGCCCTCGGCGTAACGATGGACAATCTTGACGAGATGCTGTGCAGCTCGGAGGAGGCGTGACCCATGCCGAAATTGAGAAAACGCGCCAGCCGCTACGATCAACTGCAGGCGCTGCTTTATGGGCAACTCCGGGCGCACGGCACGAAGCCGGAGGATCTGCTCGGCTGCTGCCGCGAGACGGCGGCGAAGCGCCTGCGGGACATTGACCGCATGCCGGTCGGCGACCTGCTCGCGCTCGGGAGAGGGCTTGACATTCCGATCGCCGACCTCCGCGCGGCAATCAGGTATCAGTAAACGAGAGAAAGGGGAAACAACAATGAAGGTTTTTGGCGACCCGCGCGCACGGGCAAAGGCGCGCCGCTACATCGTCTGGGGCATCGAGGACGGCATCGTCTGTGCGAGCTTCCTCGGCGGCATTGCGCTGGCCGGGTGGGTGTTCCACGTCGTCTTCACGGCATTTGGGGTGGCGTGATGACGGAAGAACAGCGCCGTATGCATAACGCATACGCTCGTGCATACTACGCGCAGCACCGCGACCGCATCCTACAAAACAAGCGCAATAACCGCGAAGCGATCAACGCATATATGCGCAAATACCGCGCGGCGAACTGCGAAAAGCTGGCTGCGTACTACAGCAACAGACGGCGCAAAAAATCGCGTGACACAGCATTCGGCGCGTTTTTGCGTGAAAACGGTATCACGCAGACAGCAGCGGCAAAAATGCTCGGCGTTTCTGTATCAACGGCCAACTGCTGGGCGAACGGAATCACAACCGCGAACGAAGATAAGATCCGCGCAGTGTGGCCGGAGTATGGAGGAGAGACATGATGCGCCTGACGATAGAACCGCCGGTTGAACCCCCGGCATACACCTGCCCGCGCTGCCCGGTGTGCGATGCGGAAACGGACAAGCTGCTGCGTGACCGATGGGGAAACATTGTCGGCTGCCCGGAATGCGTAAAGGAGGTAGACGCATGGACATTGTAAGTGACACCTACATTCACGGCGGCATCCCGCAAAGCCGCTATTGCCGCAGTTGTGCGCACTATCAGGTGCTCTCCGGCTGCAGCGGCAGCGATGGCGAACCCGGTGCGCGGGTGTGCCTTTACATACTCGATACCGGGCACCGCCGCGGATGCGAGCCGGGTCCCGGCTGCGACAAGCACATTACATTCGCGCAGTGGCGCGAGAGCGAGCGCGGACGCGCCGTCCTGATGCAGAAGCGCAGCCATAGCCGCCCCAGAAAACGGAGGGCAGAACCATGACGACTGACCGCGCAACGCTGCATTACATCCTCGCCAGGGCACGCATCTACTTTGCCGACGAACACATTGCCTGCGATTACTGCCCGTGTCTGGAAACATACAGCCGCAAGCAGTGCCGCCTTACCGGCGAGTATCTGCTCGACACGCGCACCATCGGGTACAACTGCCCGCTGGAGTTTGAGCCGGAAGGAGGCGAAACACAATGAACAAATTCCGTTGCCTGCGCGCGGACGAGATCGAGTGCCGCGTGCAGCAGGTCAAGGATAACGGCCTTGTCCTCCTGCTCTACAAAGACGCGCGCTGCGACATGACCATTCTGGACGAGACGGTCGGCGCGATGAACTGGCAGCGTGAGCACCGGCGCGATAACGCAAACTGCGTCGTCTCCATCTGGGACGCCGAAAAAGGGCAGTGGATCAGCAAGGAGGACACCGGCACGGAATCCAATACGGAGGCGGAAAAGGGGCTTGCGTCCGACAGCTTCAAGCGCGCGTGCGTCAACTGGGGCATCGGCCGCGAGCTGTACACTGCACCGTTTATCTGGATCCCGGCAGGAAACTACACCGCCAACGGCCGCAAGTGCTATGACAAATTCGCAGTCGAAAAGATCGAGTACGTGAAAAATGACGACGGCTCCGACCGCCACGAAATCCTGAACCTATCCATCCGCAACACGACCATGAACAAGCGCGTGTTTGTCCACATCTGCAGCACCGCAACCGCAAAAGAAAGGAAGTAAATCACATGATTATCCGCACTAGAACCGGCGATTGCATCGTCTCGGGCAGGCTCTCCCGTGACGCAGAGTTTTCCAACGTGGGCTCGAAAAACACGCCTCTGACGAAGTTTAGCATTCCCGCCCGCGACACCGTGCAGCCGGACGGCAGCAAGCAGACCGAATGGATCAACTGCGAGGTCTGGTATGAGGCTGCCATGAATGCCGCGCAGCTCAAAAAGGGCGATGCCGTCATCGTCTGCGGCCAGCTCTCCACGCGCAGCTATACCACCCGCGACGGCGAGGAACGCAGCGAGGAGCGCCTGCGTGCAGACGCCTTTGTCAAAGCGTCCGTGCCGGTCTCTTCTGCCAGCGTGGAGCAGCTTGCCTCCGCCTATCCCGGCGTCGTGCGCGGCGTCGGAGTTGTCGCGGACGACTTTGCGAATGAGCCGAAGTTTGAGGAACTGCCGGAGGATGAATCCGACCTTCCGTTTTGATCGGAGGCCACCATGGCAGAAAAACGAATGTTCGCGCGCTCGCTCATCGACAGTGATGCGTTTCTGGAGATGCCGCTCTCCGCTCAGGCGCTGTATTTCCACCTGAATATGCGCGCGGATGACGACGGTTTCATCAACAACCCGAAGCGCATCACGGACTATGTCGGCGCGGCATCGGACGATCTGAAGCTGCTCCTTGCCAAGCGCTTTATCATCGTCTTTGATTCCGGTGTCATTGTCATCCGGCACTGGCGCATGCATAACACGCTCAAAAGTGACCGATACCATCCTACAAACTATCAGGCAGAGTTTGCAACGCTCTGCCTCGAGGAAAACAAGGCTTACTCCGAGCGCCCGCAGATGCCGCCTGCCGCAGAACAGGCCAGAGTGGAAAAGCCAGCCGCGCGACCGGCGCAAAAAGCCGCAGCAAAGCCTCCAGAAAAGAAACCCTATGGAGAAATGCACAACGTCATGCTCGCGGATGACGAGTTGGCAAAGCTCCAGCGAGATTACCCGAACGACTACGAAACATATGTCGAGCGCCTGTCCCTGTACATCACCAGCAAAGGCGCGCGGTACAAATCCCACTACGCCGTTATACGGCAGTGGCTTGCAAAAGACGGCGTGAAGGCAGAGAACGAGAAGCGCGCGCCGGTCTCCGGTAAGGACGACCTGGACAAAGTGGAGCGAATGCTCGCTGCCATGAAGGGAGGTGCGCAGGATGCCGACCATGTTAGCCCTTGACCCCGGCAACCGGGAAACCGGCTGGTGCATCGTCGATACGATCACCCGCGCACCGGTGCAGGGGGGAAAGGACGAGAACACACTCGTTTCCGGCATTGTGTCCGGCGGCACGTTCACCGTCGCCGCGATCGAGATCATCGAATCTTACGGCATGGCGGTCGGGCGTGACGTGTTCGAGACCTGCGAGTGGATCGGGCGCTATAAGCAGTTGCTCGACGACCGCGGCGTACCGTACCACATCGTCACGCGCAAGGAAGAGAAGCTCAACATCTGCGGCAGCCATCGCGCGAACGATACCACCATCCGCCACGCGCTCATTGACCGCTTCGCGTCGCACGACTTCCGCAGCGGTAAGGGCACAAAAGCAAATCCGGACTTTTTCTACGGCTTCCGCGCCGATCAGTGGAGCGCGTATGCCGTTGCAACGACCGCCCTCGACAGGGAAGAAAAGGAGATACTTATATGAAAACTTATATGACGATCAGACAAACAGCAAGCGAGACGGGTCTCGCTGCGGGTACGCTCCGCACCCGACTCAAGCACAACAAGCTACCCGGCTTCTATGCCGGAAACCGCTATTACATCAACGTACCGCTATTGATGGAGATGATCGACGCGGAATGCCGGTTGAACGCCGCTCTCGATAGGGCGGAGTGTGAAAAGGATGGTGACAATGCACGATAAGACAGAGCTGCTTGGCGTTAAAGGAAGCTGGCGCGAGGTGGTGGACGACTGCCGCGCAACCGTTGGCAAGGAGAGCCTAGGTCACGAGCCGAGCGTGCAATTCAAACGCTCCATCTTGATCGCGGAGCACAGTCCAATCCGCGACCTCCGCGTGCGCTGGCGTTGGCGTAACATCCCGAGCTGGGTTGCAACGCACTGGTCGCGGCACAAATGGGAGTGCTTCATCCGCACGCAGAGGAGCGACCGCACAGGCGTGCCGCGCGGCGGTCTGCCGCAGGACACGCCGGTCACGTTCACTGGCGAGGCCAACGCGCAGAACCTCATCGACACATGGCGCAAGCGCCTGTGCTATCAGGCATCGCCGGAGACCCGGCATTACGCAGAGGACTTCAAGGCGGCGCTGCACGAGACCGAGCCGGAGTTGAGCGACGTGCTCGTGCCAAACTGTGTGTACCGCGGTGGCTGCCCGGAGCTGTCTCCCTGCGGATTCTGGGAGCGTTTTTGCCCGGCCGAAAGCACGATCCAAGACCGATACGACCAGTACAACGCGCTGTTTTATGATCGCATAGAGGAGCGTGACGTATGAACAGAATTTGTGAACAAGTGCGTGACCTGCTGGCGCACGACCGTGGCAATTTGAATTTCTCACCGGCTTCACGCTACGCCGTCAGCAAGCTGTGCGACTACGCCGAGCAGGAGCACGCACAGCGCGAGAAAGCGGAAACTATGCTCTGCGGCGAACGGCGCAAGGCGCTGGCGTTTTCCGCTGAAATGGCGCGTCAAGAACGAACGATCGACGATCTGCGGCAGCAGCTATCGTTTATGCGTCAGGCGATGAAGGATGCGGGGGCGTAAGGATGAATAAAGATGTTTTGTTTTCCAGCAAGACTGATTTGTGGGAGACCCCACAGGACTTTTTTGACATGCTTGACGCGGAGTTCGGCTTTACGCTGGATGCCGCCGCGGACGCACAAAACCACAAATGCCCCCGTTACTATACGCGAGAGCAGGATGGACTGAAACAGCCCTGGCCGGGCACGGTGTGGTGCAACCCTCCATACGGTCGGCAGACCGGCAAGTGGGTGCAAAAAGCCAGCTACGAGAACGCCGTGAATAACAACACTATCGTCATGTTACTGCCCGCGCGGACGGACACGCGATGGTTCCACACGTATATCTATAAGCAGACGAACGTCGAGACACGGTTCGTGCGCGGTCGACTGAAATTCGGCGGCAGCAAAAACAGCGCGCCGTTCCCGAGCATGGTCGTGATTTTTAAGCCGAAAGATGCGGGGGTGTGACATGAAGAGACTGACTGAATACGAAGTAGTTGGAGGACACGTCCACGCAATACCAACTGCGAATATAGACACAGCGCTGATGCGCCTCGCCGCATATGAGGACACTGGGCTGACGCCGGAGGAAGTCAACGATGCCGTTGTAGGGGCGAAACTGATGGCAAAGGCGAAAGTGGTCTCAGCGTTTGGCGTTGCGGCTGAGAGGCTGCGTGAGCTGGCGGAAGCAGACAAGGACGGTCGCGTGGTGGTGCTGCCTGAAGGAGGAGAAAGCGATGGCTGAATACATCGAGCGGGAAGCGGCGATTGAATCTTTACCTGTCGCGTGGGATAGCGCAATCAATGCGCTTCGCAATGCGCCATCAGCAGACGTTGCGCCGGTGGTGCATGGGCGGTGGGAATGGGACACCGAGGATATTTACAGGTGCAGTAATTGCGCAGAAAAGAGCCATGTGAAAGAGGTCATGGGGCGTCCAGCATGGGGCTACTGCCCAAACTGCGGAGCGAGAATGGACGGTGACGACGATGGCTGAGTGGGTGGTTTTTGAGAACGACACTCCGCAATGCTCTGGCTGCGGAATGTGGATGCCATTTGCAAGATACTGGCGCGGGCAAGGGACGTATGCGAGAAAGATCACTAACTACTGCCCATGCTGCGGCAGAAAGATGACAGCGATGCCGATGTGCGGCAACTGCAAATATGGTCATGGCGCATGGAAAGAGGACGGAATATGTCACGCCTGCCGTGAGCAGGTATGGATTCCGGGTGCGCCGCACTGGAAAGCAGGAGAGGAGGACTAGCGATGCCAAAGCGGATTAACCCGCGCCGGAGACCGGCGACACAGGCGGACGTGCAGCGCGCGAAGGACACGGCGACGGCGGATGCCTGCCGCGTGACGCTGGCGATCTTTTTCACCGCGCTGCTGGACAAAGAGGGCATGGACGCTGAGCAGCTCCAGCGCATCTGGCGCGAGGTCGAGGCGCTGTCTGAGAGCGTGCGCGACGGGTACGTCTCCGCGCCGGACCTGATCCGCGTGCTGCGCGATGAGTACGAGATCGACATTGTAGGAGGGTGACAAAATGATTCGGTTGACATCTGACGGAAGCTTTTGCGACGTCGTGCAGTGCCGGGAGCGCTACCCTTGCCTAGACTACTGGACGTGCTTGCCGAGAAAGGCTTGGGAGCTTTTGCGCCGGTACGAAGATACAGGGCTCACTCCAGAAGAAGTTAAAGACGTGTTTTCTGACGACGTAGTGCTGAAGCTTGCCGCGCAAACGCTAGGAATTAGCCGCGCGAAATTGCTCGAGCTGGTTGCAAACGAAAAAGAGGATATCGGAGCGCAACCGGTTCGCGTTACCAGGTGCAAGGACTGCCGTTTCTGGCAAGGCGTTGGTGATAACGGTTCGTGCTGTACTGGTGCCGGAATTGATGATTTCACAGATGCGGACGACTATTGCTCGCGCGGCAGGAAAGCAAATGGTGCATCATGCCGAGAACGTTAACGCCGCTCACGCCGGAACAGCAGCAGCTCGCGGCGGATAACGAGAAATTGATCTGGTTTTTCTTGAAGAAATACGCATCCAGAAGCGACCCGCAGGAATTGTACGGCGTTGCCGCAGAAGGTCTGATCCGCGCCGCGGCTACATACGATCCGGCACGAGGGAAATTCTCCACGCACGCAATGTACCACATGCGCAGTGCGGTCGATTTCGATCAGAGCTGCGCGAAACGGAAGAAGCGTTCCGGGAAACCGGTACTGCACATGGATGACGTTGACGTAATTGACCAGAACAAAGAATGTAACGCGAAAATGTGCGATGTCGTTCCGCTGCAAGACAGGCCGTGCCTGTCGCTGGACGAAACCGGCGCGGATGTTGAACGCTTTCTGCGGTCACTTCCTGCACGCGATCTTGAACTCGTTCGTATGCGCATTGGCGGCTACACGATCAAAGAAATTGGAGACACATTTGGGGTCACGATTCAGGCAGCCAGCGCGCACATGAAGCGCATAGCAAATAAGTGGGAAGCATTTGAACTCTACGGAACACAAGAAAGGAAAAGATAACAATGGAAGAAAACGTAATGTTGAAATGCGTGCGCAACGACGCGCGCAACGAACTCCGCCTCAGCATCCTGACAGATGCGATCTTTAACGCCGCCCGGCTGAACTACAGCGGCAAAAAGCTCGCATTTGACGACGACGAGCTTTGTACCGTTCTTCGGGTTCTGTTCCCGGATGACTACGACGGCGTGCTTGCGAATCTGCAAGCGCTCAAGGCGGGCGCGGAAAAGGACGGTGACGCATTTTGACCCGTGCAGAAATTCTGAAAGCCGCAGAGCGCTGCGTCTGCACCGACCGAAATCAGCAGTACGGTGAGCCGGAGGACAATTTCCGCACGATCTCCATGCTTTGGAGCGTTTACCTCTGCGCGCGCGGCATGGAGCATCCGCTCAGTGCAGCCGACGTCGGCGCAATGATGGCGCTGTTCAAGCTCGGCCGCATCGCAACCGGAGGCGATAAAGCGGATAACTTCATCGGCTTGGCCGGATATGCCGCCTGCGCAGGCGAAATATCAACGGAGAGCGGACGCACGTCAAAAGACGTAAAAGTTAGTGTGGGAAACAAAGACGGCGCAGAACGCGAAAAAACGGCAGTTCCGGCGAATAGGGTCGTCCGCATGACGCGCAGCTCTGACGGATCATACCTCGTAAAAACCGGCTGTGCCATCCGGGAAGCGACGGACTTGCGCGCAGCGCTCGACATGATCCAGCAGTACGAATGCGAAAGCACATAAAGAAAAAGCAGCACGCAGGATATGCGTGCTGCTTTCTTGTTGTGTGTCTGTCACGAGAAGAGCTTCCAGAGCTGGTTGAACTGCTTCGCGGTATAGCCGTTTTGCATTGCCCACGCATACAGATCTGCTTTCTTGTACTTCTTCTGGCTGGTTCCCGGCTTCTTTGCATACATTGCCTGATAAAAGTCCACGATCTGCTTCAGCTCGTACCCACCGTTGTAGGCGGTCTCCACCTTTGCCTGCGTGTTTTCCGTGAGCTCCTGTGCCATGACATTGAGCGCGAGCTGGTCACTACCGCCGCGTTTGCCGACGACCGTCTTGATGATTGCCTGCATCACATCGCCGTTGCGGTCTCGCGCATCGGCCGGAAGTGTGTCTTTTGCGGTGCCGAGCTTGGCGCGGTATACGGCGTTGTCTGCCACGCTGCCGCTGCTCTTCGTCGTCCACGCCGGGGTGTCGCCGCCGTCGAGCTTCGCCTTCTTCTTGCCTGCCGCCGTTGCGACTTCCAGCAGGTTTTGAATCGCTGCTGCTTTCTCCGCGTCGCTCGACTGCTTGTAAACAGAACTCTGAATGACTTTCTGGATGTTGTCATAGGCCGTCTGACCGTATGCCATCTGGTACTGCCGCCTCTCGTCCTGATCCAGCGACACTTTTTCGCCGTCTCTGTTTCCGCTGTTTGGCGCTTTCTTCACGGGATATTTTATGTCGATGTTCTCGCCGAGCCGGTACAGCTCTTGGTTCACGGCACTCGTCCGGTACTTCGTTACGCTGCCGGGATTCAGTGTCGCGTTCAGGAAGTTTTCCGCTGCCGTACCGGTGTATTTCTTCTCCTGCCCCCAGTTGTCCAGCGCAGCCGGAAGCGTTTCCCGAAGCCCAGGGATCTTGCTCTTCATCGCGTTCAGGCTGTTTTCCCACACGGTGTCGCCGTTGTAGGTGTCGCGCACCGTCCCGTCAACCCCCTGCGCCACGCCGGACACGATGTTTGGCACAAAGCTGGTTGCCTGAGACGCGCCATAGCGGAGTGCCGCGTCCGCGAGCTTGCCGCCCGTGGTGCCCGCTTTGGAGTATTTGGAGTACTTGAGACTGTTCTCGATCTCCTGAAACTGCGACATAGCGGGCAGATCCATCACGCTCTGATAGATGGACGACAGGTTCTCGCGCGTCACGTCTCCGAAGGTGATCTTGCCGTCCTCCTTGTAGCAGTCTGCCAGAAGCGCGCCATAGGTCATCTGCGCGTTGATCGGGTCGAGGAAGCCGATGGATACCAGGTCGTCACCGTCGCGCCACTCCGTACTTTCTCCGGCAATCCACCGGTTGAGCGCACTAAGGTTGAGCTGCGTTCCGGTGATGCCCTCGGACTTTTCGAGCGCTTCCTTGTCCTTGTCGTCGTCTCCGGCGACGTTCATCACGCCAGCACCGGCCAGCACCGCAAAGAGCGCGATGCCCATCGTGCCGTTAAACGCGCGGCCGAAATCCGTCACAGCCTTCGCCTGTTCGGCTGCGGTCAGCGTCCCGGCCTTTGCCTTGCGCAAGACTTTGACGACCTCCGCACCGGCGTTAATAAACCCGGCAGGGGAGTATTGAATCGCTGCGCTCGCAATGTTGCCGGGCACGTTTGTGAACGGGAGCATAATGTCGCCGAGACCGAAGCTGCCGCCCTGCTTGTCCTTAATGCTAAATACGTTCAGCCCTCTCCGCACGATGCCCGTCGCCTGCGCGAGCTTGCTGTCGTTCTGGAACGTGCGTTCTCTTGCGATTTCCTCCGCGCGGCCGTCAAGCGCGCCTTTTGCCACCTTGCCCTTGGCTTCCAGCGCGTCAATTCCGCGCTGTGCTTCCGCCTGAATGCCGCCTTTTTGCATCTGGTCAGTCGTGACCATGGCATAGTTGCTGTATTTCTCCCACGTGGAGAGAAACCGTTCCAGAAAGTTCCCGGTCATCTTGTACGACCTGCTGCCGCCGGTCCCGTATTTGCCCCGCGCGTTGGAAACGCTTGCGTCAAGGCCCATTTCAATGTACGACTTGAGCCTTGCCTCGCCCATTCCTTTCCGTTTCGTCTTGGAGAGATAGCTCTTATCCACAGCTACGGAACGTGTGCCGGTGTATTTCGACAACAGCATATCCAGCCCGACGCCGATGTTGTTTGACACGGCCTCTACCGGGTCATACACCATATTGCCGGTAAGGTTTCTGCCAGGCGTCGCCGGTTTCGAGAGCATGGACAGATAACGATAGGCTTTGATCTGTTCGAGCGTGGACGGTTTCGCGTAGTCATACGCAATGCCGCGCACCTGACTGGCGGCAACGTCACGCAGAAACGCTTCGCCGCCCGGCAGCTTCTTTGCCTGCTCAAGCGCCTTTTCCATTGTTCTGCCCATCTTGTTCGACCAAAGGCTGTTTGTGCGCCGCTCCGTGCTCATGTCTTTGATGAGGTCAACCAAGCCGTCCACGTCGCCTTTTTCGATGCTGCGCAGCTTCTCCGCGTTCTGGCTCACGCTATCGAGAATCTTCTTGCGCTGCTCGTCCGACATTTTGCGCGTGCGCGCGCTGTCGTTCAGCAGTTGGATCGCGTCCGCTTCCATTAGTGCCGGGTCAGACGCGAGCTGCCGCCGCTGCCGCAGCGCCTGACCGGCTTCCGTGCCGTGCGCGTCCCATTCTTTCATGAGCTTTGCTACTTCGGCGTAGGCATCTTTGCTGCCGCTCTCGCGCGCCTTGGCCACTTCTTTGACGATGATCTTGTGTGCAAGCACCGTGTCGGTATCGTCCCAATCCTGCTTTTCACCGAACAGGTCTGCCTTTTCGCCTTCGTAGTCCGATTCAAAGCGCTCCTGTGCCTTCGCGTTTACCTCTTCGTCATGGTTGACTTTGTGAGTCCGGTCTTCCGGCCTCAGCCCTTCCATCGCACGCTCGTCATCGGTGAGCACACCGTCAGTTGAGTGCGTCTGTGTCCGCGCTTCGTCATAGCCAAACTCCGCGGATTTTGCGCCCTGTCCTTCCGGCATCGTTCCGCGCTGCCCGGCATCCGTCTCTGCCTCTCGCTGCTGCACGTCTGCAAAATTGTCACTGTTTTGTGACTGTTCCTGCGCCGCTTTTGCGGCCTCTCGTGCGTCGCGCTGCGCACGCCAATCGTTATAGGCTTCCTCCTCCGTGATCTCTCCGAGCATGAGCGACAGGTCATTATCTCGATAATACTCCCAAGAGTATGGGTCTGTACCACCGGAAATCTGGCTTTTTGCTTCCATGTATGCCGCGTCAGGAGCAGCATATTCGCCATTCGGTTTTGTGTAGCCGTCTACGAGCAGGGAGTCCAGCGCTTTTTCTACGCGCTTTGCGTTTGCATAGTTTTCTGCGCCGTTGTCTTTGATGATCGCATCCAGTGCACGCAGAATCTCCGGACGGGAAAGGCCTGTTTCGTCAATCACGTTCTGCACAACGCGAGAGTTGTTCGTGATCGTGCCTTTTCCGCGCTTATATCGGTCGCTCTGCATTGAGCCGTAAATCATAGTTGCAAGATCTTCTGCAACGCGCTCAAAGTGTTCGTGCAGCTCTGGGTGATTGTATTGGAATGATTTTGTGCTCCGTTTTGCGATGTATTCGTCAGACCGGTTGTCGATATGATCTTCCGGCGTATATTCCTGCGGCTGCCTGTTCGCGTCACGCTCCGCGCTCTGCCCTGCTTCCGTAGCACGTTCCTGCGCCGGGTTCTGCGCCGGTTCGCGCAGCCCTGCGGCTTCTTCCACCATGCGCAGCGTGCTGTTCTCCTGCGGCTTCTCCTGCGCCGCCGGAGCGTCCTGCGCAGTCTCGACCGGCGCGGCCTCTGCCTGTGCTTCTGCGGCGATTGTTTCCGACTCTGCCGGTTTTGCGCTCGCTTCTGCGTTTACGTTCGCGGCCGGTTCTCCGGCACGAAGAGCGGCGTTTTTCTGCGCGTCAACGCCCTTGACGATGCCCGCCGCCGTTCCGAAAGTTGACAGCGCCGCGCCGATCATCGCGTCGTAGGCGGACTGCGCAAGCATTTCTTTCGCGCCTTCTGCCGTCGTGTAGCTAGACTTTGCCGCAGCGCCATTGTCGTAGATTGCGCGGATGGCTGGCTCCAGAACGTCTACTATGGCTTCCTCTGCGCCCTCGCCCGCGGCGTTTGTCAGGGCGCGCGCAAGGCTGCGGCCAGTGTCCGATTTCGCCAGCTTGCCGATAAGCCTCTCCGCGATATCGTCCGCCGCGCCGCCACCAAACAGCTTGCCAACGTCGAACAGCTTTTCGCTAAGCACATCTGCCAATGCGCGCGTCATGCCGTAGTTAAACTGCTCCTGCATACTCGCGCCTGCCTCCCGCGCCTCTTGCGTCGCATTTCCGAAGGAGCGAGCGCCCATGGCGGCGAGCCCGGCCCCCGGGAGGACAGCGTTCAGCGCAACATCACCGAGCATTTGCGTACCGGCGATCCCGATATCCACAGCGGCCGTCCCGAACTTACCAAGCCCTTCTTTCGCCCGCGCTTCTGATTCCGCAGCCTCTTTTCCAAAGTCTCCGGCCTTCTGATACGCCCAATCGGACGCGGATTCCCGCGCACGCCGAACGGCCTCCGGCTCTTTCGATAGCGTCTTTGCGTCTGTGTTCTTACCAGTACGTAGGTTTGGGAGGGAAGCTGCGCCGAAAGCATCCTGCGCTGCGTCCTCGCCGTTATCGTCGCTATCCAGCAAGAACCCCAGGGCGTTCAAGTTCGCGGACGTGGTGCCCTTACCGGCAGCGTTCATTGTATTAAAAACGCGCCCATGCTCCGACGCAGGGCGGACAGTGCCAAATGCGTCCTCTGCTGCATCATCCGGTACGCCGCTTTTCAGCAAGTCAAGAATCGAATCCAGCAGTTTCGGCTTCTGCGGCACAGGCTCAGAGATCGGTTTTGTGACAGGTTTCTGCGCGTCAGCAGTGTCTTGCGTCGCCGTCTGACCCCACACCTTATCCATTTTGTATTTTGAACCGCCGTAAGCCTTCTTGCCGTACTCTCTGTCAATTTTCTCCCGGCTGCTCTTTGCGTACTGTTTCAGAAAGTCAGATGCCATTGTCAAGATACCTTTCCGTAGCCGACCGTTCTATAAGTATAGGTGCCGTCTCCGTTGTCGACCTCTTTCACCTTCCCGGCGTTCACAAGCGCTTCCAGCTCGCTCGGCGTCACACGACCGTAGCCGCGCACCATTGTCCATCCGGAGCCGTTCACATTCGTTATGTGACTATTTTCGTGAATGCTTGAAAGATCCTTCGCGTCGTTTCTCGTCGGGTTCTCCACCGGCGTGATTGTGTCGTCACCGCCGGCCACCGCCGCCGCCGCCAGTCCTGCGGTTTGATGCCGTATAGCTCGCCGGATATGTGCCTGTGCGCTCGTAGTAGAGCTTCGGGTTCTGCGCACCCCACACTTTCCGCATCGCGTCGATCTGATCCTGCGAATATCCGAGCGCCGCATAACCGCTGAAATCGCCGTACTTGGCGAGCGTCGCAGCCTGCTGTTCGAGGCGGCTGCGCTCGTTTTCCGCAAGCGTCGTGTCCACACTCAACTGCTTTACCGCCGTGTTGACGATGGAGTTATCCACACGCTGTGCCTCTGTATAGAGCGCCTTAGCGCGTGCCGCGTCGTTCTCGCTGATTGCCTGCGCGACCGCGTTCTGATACGCCGCCTTTACCTTCTGCCGCTGCGCCTCCAGATCGGACAGTGCGTCTGCCTCTGCCGTGGAAACTTTGCCCATAGCGGCATTTCGGCTGTTCTGCTGCGAGAGCGAGAGCTGACTGCCAGCGCCGACATTGATGCCGCTGCCCGCCATCTGCTCGTTCAGGTTCGCGCGGGAAATGTCCGCCTGCGTCGATACCTGCCGCCGCGCCTCGTTGTACGTCTGCGGGATCTTCGCGGCCTGTGCGTCATAGTCCGCCATGTTCTGGTCATAGGCCGCTTTCAGCGCGTCGGTCTTTGCCTTCTGCTGTGCGTCGTAGATCTTGTTGATGTTCTCGCTCTGGTCTTTTGCTTCCGGCAGGACAGTGTTGTTTCCGACGATCTTGAAGCCGCTGCCGTCAGCGCCGCCGCTGTAGCCGTACTTCTTGCGGATAAGCTCTGCCTGTTCGTGCGCCTCGTTCATGCCGCCCTGATTTCCGGCCTTCTGCGCGGCTCGCCACTGCTCGCCGAGCGCGGCGATTTTCTGCTTGTCGGCGTTGTTCATGATTGCGTCATTGTATGCCATCGTGTCACCTCGTCACTTGATAGGGAAGAGGGGACACCGCCGCGCCCGGAAGCGTCCCCCGTGTCGATTCTTATTTGTGTTCCAGCAGCTGCAGCCGCGTTTCGTGGTCGCTGATCGCGTCCTCGCTCTTCTCGATCTTGTCCCACATCTCGTTGTGCTCCTTGGCGTTCCCGGCGTCCATGCGGTCAATGCGCGCCGTCAGCGCCACGACTGCGTCCGTGTTCCGCTGGATAATTGTGCTCATGCGCAAGCACGCGCCGATCAGCGTCAGCACAAACGCCGCCGCAGAGATCAGGTTTGCAACGGTAACTGCCATCGTTAGCCTTCCTTTCTAGGCTTCTCGTAGGTAAGCGCCTGCGCGCTGTCAGAGCTGCCTGCCGTCGTTGGGTCGTTCACAACGCCGAGGATGGACAGCAGCGCGAACACTGCGTTGATGATCGCCGCGAGCTGCTGATTCAGAACGCCGAAATCCCACTTGTAGCCGAATGGGGCTGCCACCACCTGCACCAACAGCAGAAGAGCCGGGATTAGAGCCAGCCAGAAGTTCTTGTTCCGAATACGTACTTTCCAGTTAATGTGCATATGTAGTCCCTCCGTTACTTTCCGTCAACCATCCGCTGGCAGACGATCATCGTGCGCAGCATGTCCATCGTCACGTCCAGATTGCCGTGCTCATCGCCCAGCAGCGCGCCGCGGTCCACAAGGCGCTTCGTTTCTTCCTGTGCCCACTCGGGCAGTTCGTTTACGCTGTTGTATCTGGTTGCCATATCGTCATCCTCCTCGACTGTAGTAGTGTTTTTCGGCGTCAGCATATCCTTAAACGCCACCCACTGCGCCGGGTCATCCACCCACGGCATGGGGCAGCGCTTGCCCGTCACGTCGTAGTGCCGCACCACGTGATCCGTGTCGATGCCATAGCGCTGCATAATGTCTTTTGCCAAGGCCGCGGCGTTGGCCACGGTCTCCGGCTTGATGTAATAGCTGCCGTCGGCGCGCTTGCGGCTGCACATCTCGATGCCGATGCTGTTGCCGTTGCGGCACTCGGGGTGCCAGTACGCCCGCGCGCCGCAGTGCCACGCCGTGTCGCACTCGCGCACGGACTGCATCGCGCCGTGCTCGTCCACGAAATAGTGCGCGCTGGCCTGCAGGCCGCCCACGCGGTGGTAGTAATCGCAGTTGTTGCGCGCAGTGTCACCGTTGTTTGCCGTGTAGTGCATCACAATGTACCGCACCGGCTGCGTGCGCCCGGCGCGGTAATTTGACGGATCGCAAGAAACAAATTCCATCAGCTGTTACCTCCTTCATCTCTGCATCTCATCAATCCGATGCTGTAGGGCATCCTGTAAAATCAACAAGAGGCTCTTTTGAGACTTATATGATTTCTTCGTTTGTAGTAACAATTACATTTTCCAGCGTGTCGTAGAGCACGATTGAAAAATATGCTGCGCCATTTGAGCTGGTAAACTCAAAATCGGCAACTCCATTGGCAGCATTAAAGTTTATAACAGGCCCTGCTAGGCCTTTTTCGATATTGGCCAAAGATGTATATCCGACTTTGACTTGGGTTCGGTCAGACTTGAAAAACTTGATAGATTGATATGATATATCAGTGTTCCCTTTCCATCGAACACGCACGACATCACCCTTTTTGACCGGGAGCAAGCCCGTGATATTCGTCCCTGAGTGTGCAACAGGTGCACCGCTGCTGCTATTGTATCGCATATTTTTATACATAGGCGTATGCCCGATGACGTTGCCATCCATGTCAATCGCGGCATCAAGCAGGTTGGTATATGCTGGGGCTTGGGCTACAGCGGTTGCCGTGATAACAATATCGCCGATCACCTCTGGAATAGCTATGACCCCATCTTTGTAAAATGTGGACACGTCCTCACCTCCCATCATGATTTTTACATTACTGACTTCGCACCCCGTGTCGGCAGTTATCGCAGTACAATAAGACTGCCCGTCGATGACATACGCGCGTGGGTTGCTACTTGTGCATTTTGTCAAAGCGACCCGTACAGCTCGCCTCAGCACGTCCGTGCTGCCACGCAATACAGCAGCAGTCACGTCCTTCCCGCCCATCGTCACTTTGATGGATTCAATCAATTTGCCGTTCGTGGGAGTGATGCTTGCTACGAACGGCTGGTACTGCTGCACAGATGCCGCTCCGTTGCTGACTGTGACATCAGTGAGTGTTTTTGTGATGCTGTACGTTGCGATATCTGCCGTCACTGTCTCCGGCGTCCCGTCGATCATAGCTGCTCGGAAAGCGTTGATTTTTTCGATTGTAATGCCGCACGACACCATAAAATTAACCACCTTATCGCGGAAGGTCGCACCAGGATAGGCATTCAAGTAGTTAATCTCGCGCGTCCACGGCGTTTCGTTCCTGCGACGGGCTTCCGCATCTGTGCTGACGCCAGAATTAAAACTCGAGAGTTCGTAATCCTTATCACAGTCGGATTGTGATACCCCAAGTATCGCTTCGCACAGCAGAGCGACCACGCCCGTTCGATCTGCGCCCGCAGAGCAGTGGAAGTATGTCGGCTTGTTTGCGATGACATAATCGAAGAGCGGGTCGAAGATCGCCTTGATATTCCCGCTTGACTTCTGATACGCAAGGTCGTTCCATGTCATATCAACCCACAGCATATCTACGGTCGGTCCAAAGCCACTTTCTGTCCTGCCGTTCAGTTCAGACGCAAAACGCAGGTCAATTTCCTTGAGGATTCCGAGCATATCAATCGCCTGTTGTCTGCCGTCATCGGTCAGATATCCATACATCTCGCCGCCCCTGAAGAGCAGCCCGTACTTTACCCTGCCACCATCGCAATCCCAGCCTCCAAGATCGCGCACGTTGCCCACGTTCAGCAAATGAATCATGCGGCACGCTCCGGTCGGTTTAATGACGCCCTGCTGGATAACTTTTCCGTCAACAAGCAGCACAAAAGTTGATATCGAGCCCGGTGTGCAGTTATAGATTGTGATTGCTCCTGCGCTGACCGGCTGCGAAACACTGTTACCTGTGTACCCGTCCACGATTGTCAGCGTTCCGGCGGACTTCATCACAATGTCTACGCCAACAGGTCGGTTTGCGCTCACTGTCGTCACATATTCGGGTATCTGCGAGACAGCGTAGTCCGAGGGGTTGTAAGTGACGTTTTTCAGATACCTGTCTACCTCTGCGCGGCACTGGTCAAATGTGTACACTTCGGTTTCCACTCCGGTGTTCAAGCAGCGCCTCACAGCATCGCCCATCTCCGCGACTTTGTATTTCGTTGCAGTGCCATTTTTCTCGCGGATAGCTGCTGCAATGTCCTGTACGGCGGTTTCTTCGTAGAGCTTTTTCATCTCAGTAGCTCACCTCCGTGCCATCAGGCAGGGCGGCTATGACGCTGTTGACAATCTCCTGCTTATCAGCTGCCGTCCAATAGTCCGTGCCTCTGACAGGTGTTTTCCCGTCAATGCCTTTGATTGCCGGAATGCCGACGTATTTGCCCTGCTCGGCGTCCCACACTTTGCAAACGGGCGTGCTCATGCTGATTCCTCCCATCCGTACACGTCCGGCGCGTAGACGTTTGCGTCGGACGTGCAAATGTAGTGATTGCCGTTGTAACTGACTTTATCGCCAAAGTGATACGCATCGTGCGCACCGGTCGGCTGTACCCACTCCGGCCATTCGTCCACGATGACAGCGACCCACAGTGCCGGGACCGCGTCCGGCGTCCAGTCCGCCTGCCACGTGTGCGCCTGCACGCATTTGTACAGCGTGCCGTTGTACTGCACCCTGTCGTCGATGGCATAGGCATTGCCGGCCGCCCATGCTGGGAACAGTTCAACGGCGGTCAACGCCGTCTCGTCGGTCATGGTTCTTGCCGCCGCTTCTATTTTGTTTCGGTAAGCCATCGCGTTCTTACGTGTCATTGGCAGCACCTCCCGTGATAATCCGCAGCGCTTCCGTGTCGCTGATCTCCTCGCCGGGCGCATCGATCTCCGTCCAGCCGTCGTTCGTGTCTACGTCGACGCAGGTGTAGGTCGTCACGCCACCGTCGTTAGTCAGCAGCTTTCCGTCACCGGCCAACAGATTGATGCGGCGGCGCTTTGTACCGTCTCCGTATGTGTAGATGATAGGTCGCTGTGTCATGTACTCGCCTCCGGTGTCGATGTGATGATGGTGCCGCCAGCCGAATAGGAAGCGCCGTTGTAGGTCGTATCCTCGGCCGCCTTGATGATGATAGTGGCGTTGGTCGCGCCGTTGCGGATGTTGGTCAGGGCTGTGTCAGCGTATGCGCTTGTGGTGTATACCGTGATGGTCAAGCCGGTCTGGGTGTCGCCTGAAAACACGGAAGCATTTAAAGTTGTGATTGCGTGTCCTATACTTCCCAAAGTGACTTCTGCGAGTGCTGTGCAGTTTGCTAATGCGTTTTTGTCTATTGCCGATACATTTACTGCGCTGAAGTGCACAAGTTTGTTGCAGTTGAGGCAAAATGCGATGGTTATTGCACTCGATGATAATGTGGAAAATTTTTTTATTCCGCTGTTTTGAAATGGGTATAAACCATAAGTTACTCCAGCAGGAAGCGCGATTTCCATCTCTAATGCAGCGCACCCATTAAAAGCATTTTTGCCTATATGTTCAATGTTTTCAAATAATCCTGTTATGCTTGTTAGATTTGCATCTTTGTAAAATGCCTCGTCCGCTACATATACTGTTCCGTGAAAAGTAGCACTAATAAGCCCAGCGCCAAAACCTACGTTACCATTTGGAGAACCCAGACTTTGAGCTGATATATATTCGCCAAAATATTCAATCGCTGTTGGTCTATGTTGGCTATCCCGCGCCTTGACAACGATGCCGTCTGTTATGGTGGTGCCAGTGGGAATCGCCTGCACCGCACCTACAAAACCGCCAGGAAACGTAAGCTGCGCATCCGTGCCGCCTTTGGCTCGGATGGCGTCCGCGACTGCGGTCAGGTCTTCGGATTTTGCAAGATATTCAGTCATTAGAAGCTCACCCCATTCGCGTCGTTGATCGCAATCGCTGCCCATTCTCCGTTTACCACGCGCAGGACTTTGCCGTTGTCAGCGTCTGTTACGGCCGGAAGCAGACCACCGTCATCATGGTCACCGTTAGGATCAATCCACACCGGGTGTGTGTCGCCGGTCGGCGGCGTCGGGCCGTAATAGATGCCGGGCGCGCCGTCTTTTCCCTGCGCGCCATCTGCGCCATCCTCGACCGTGGCAATGGCCTCCCCGTCCACGCTGATTGTTGTCGTCTTGCCGGACTTGGTAGCCGTTACCACCGGGCTGTGGCCGTCCTGCCCCGCAATGCCTGGGTCGCCCTTGCTGCCGTCCGCACCCTTGAGCTCCGCCAAGGCAATGAGATTTTGCCACGTGCTGCCGCTGTCCGTGCTGTACTGGATGTAGCCGTCCGCTACGCGAAGGTCAGGGCGCAAAACAACGACGTCTTTCAGGCCAACCTGCACTTTGTCCAGCTCATGCCATTTTGCTGTCATGATATTATCCATGCCGCTTCTCCTTTCTTATGCCGTCCGCTTCCACACGTACACAGACAAGTACGGCGGCATGTTATTATGCGCTCCGCCGCCGCCAGCGCTGGACGTGTAGCTGCCAATCGCATAATACGTGCTGTCAGACGGGCCGTCCGGGTAGTTGCCGGGCGCGGAGTGGTCAGCAGCTCCAGCATTAGGGTAGTACACCGCGTGGTTGTGTCTAGGCATCTCGCTTTCGGTAAGCGTGTGTTCCGCCTCTCCGCCGGTCGCACCGGCTTTATAGGTCGTGCCAGCAGCGAGAAGAAATCTGTCCTTGATCTGCACCCACGTGCCGCCGAACAAGGTCTTTGGGTTTGTGCTGTTTACGCTCATGTAGATGGAGCCGACCGGATACACCTTGTCGAGCACCGTACTGACATCGGCTCCGCCTGAGCTTGCGCCGATATCTGATTTGAGCTCCGCTGGTGTCCGGTAGTACACCAAGCCGCTGTCATCCAGCACGGCAATTTTACCGGGTGCGCGGCCGAGGTCGGTTGCTTCCGTCGTTTGCAGCCACGTGCCGGTAAAGTATTTGCCGGAGACATTGCCCGTAAAAGTCCCTCCGGATTTGTCCATCTTGCCGGACAGCGCCGCCTTGACGAGCTGGATCAGCTTTTCAATCGCTGTACTTCCGCTTGTCTGCATAAGTCAGCCCCCCGTCAGATGGAATTCCAGATGGTCTGAACCTCGTCCGCAGTCAGCTCCGTCAGGTCGATCGTGCCCGCAAGCACGTCCCACTTGTAGCTGCCGCTGCCAGCGTCCACACACACGACGTTCGTGCCCGCGCCGTAGCTGTGTCCTGCGCCCTTGACGAATGCCGCCGTCGTCGTGAAGGCATCGCTGACGTTGTACACCCAGCCCTTGTTTCCGGCCGCGGCCGTCGGCAGAGACGCGAAAGCGATCGACCCCTTCGGCGTATACACACCAGTGATCGCGCTGCTGATGGCGGCTTGCACCTGATCTGCCGTCTGCAGGCCGGAGACCTTCGTGTCCACGTAGCTTTTCACGACCTTGTTCTGCGCAGGATTCGTAGATGTGCTCGACATGGCGTCGTCGACCGTAATACCATCCGGCAAGTCCGTGTAAGCGATATTGCTCCCGTTCACCGTCAGGTACTTTCCGTTATCCGCGCTTCCGGGGTTCGGCGCGATAATGCCGTAGACCAACTTGTTTGCGGTCGATGCAGCGGTGTCGCTTTTCTGGTTCACACAGTAGCAGACCATCATATTCCCCAGCTCAAAGTGCGTGAAGTATGCAATATACTCACCAGTACCGAGTAGCGTGCAGGACGTTATTGGAAAGCGCTCGTAAATATCTTTCTGCCACACGCGCTTTCCTGCCTGATATGCCTCGTAGATTTCCTTCGCCGTGTGATTTGCTGTGTATTCATCAATGTATTCCCCGGACGTGTCTTTCTGATGTGTGAAAGTTACGTAGTAATCCTCCATCTTATCTTGCAACCCATCAAGTGCAGTCTTCACTGCCTTGTTCTGAACCGGGTTGGCGCTGGATGCAGACAGTGCGCTATCCACGACCGTCTTATTCGCGCCGCCCTCCACGCCGTCCAGTTTGACCTTATCTGCCGCAGACATCAAGCCCGACGCGCTCGTCGTCGCGTTTGTCTTATCAGCCTTGTTGTTGAGCGCCGTTTTCACTAGCTGCATCAGCTTGTTCAGGGCGTTCTGCCCTGCGTATTTCGTTGCCATAGTTCTCCCCCTAAGCGTTATTCCACATGTCCACGACCTCAAGGATCGTCAGCTCTTCATCCTCATCTACCGCGCCGACGTTTTTCGGCGTCAACTGTACATTTCCGGCGCCATCCGGCAGCACACGGTTGACGCTCTGCACTGTGCCTCCGCCGCTTCCACCGCCGGTCGGTGTGCGCCAGCCCGTGTCATAGTCGCTGTCGGACAGCTTTGTCAGCGTTTGCCCGGTCGTTCCGCCAGGGGGCACACCGATACCGGGCGGCCCCGGCGGTCCTTGCAGCAGGATACCGCCGAGGCGAACCGTCAGCGAGAACCGGCCGTTTGCCGGTACGACCGCGGGCATTTACAGCACCTCTTCGCTGATGGCGTCCGCGACCTTCGCTTTCAGCTCGTCGATCACGCCGAGCACCATGCCGCCAGGAAACTGCACACGCACGTCTACGCGAATTCTCTCGTTTTCTGGTAGCGTGAATGTTTCTTCCTGCGTTACGGGGACAACAAAGCACGAGATTTCGGGACTATATGTGATTTGACCGGGGTACAGCTTTCGGATACCATCGCCGACGAACACTTCTACTTTTTCTACATCCGCATCGCTCAGTGTTTCACCGTTGAGCTGGATCTCCAGTGGAATGCCGTAAGCGTCACCCTGTTTGATTACAACTGCCATATCATCACCTCATCACGAAACGAAGTATAGGCCGTGAACGGAAATCCCGGCAGTGTCTTTCGTGACATCATCGGGTAGTACAACGCAGAGCGCGCGCTCGTGCGAAGCCAACAGCGTCGTGAACACCGGTGCGCTCACGTACTTCGTTGTACCTGCCGATTTGTATGTCACATATGCGCTGTAACACCCGAACTTTGTGAAATCGTATCCGCCGGTGCCGGACGCGGTAATATACACGCGCTTTCTCTCTACGTCTGCGTCTGACAAATGCAAAAACTGCGCACCGAAAAACACCGCTTTGAGCGCAACCGCAAATTTGCACCAATGCGTGGAGAGCGTGCACGCAGTAGACGTGGCCGAGAATGTCAGCTCGTCGACCGGAATGTCCTCCTGCAGCGCACCGCTCGTAAAATGGCTTTTCTGGATCGCACCGCTTTCGATCTTTTCGCTCGTCACTGCCCCGTCTGCAATCTTTGCCGCCGTTACGGACGCATCTGCAATGCCGCCCTGCGACACACTGGCGATCTGGCTCTGCACGTTCTCGATCGCGTCCTGCACGTTCGTCTTGTTGACGGCCGTTGTCGGAGTAAAGCCGATGCTCTTCGCAGCTGCGTTGTTGCCGAGCGCAGCGACCAGATCGTTGAGCGCCTTTTTCAGCAGGTTTCCTGCAAGGTCAAACTTTGCTTTCAGAGACGCAGCGGAAAGTCCGCCAACGTCGTTCGGCTCGTTGTCGAGTTTGGAGATGATGTTCATGTCTTCATTGCACGTCGGAAGTGCCATATGTAACCCTCCTATCGCACATATCCTGTGAACCGCACGCGGATGTCGGCGCTCGTGACCGTTGCCGTCGTGTCCGCGTCATCGTTCGTCAGGATGAGCTTGTAGTATGTAAATTTCTTTGCTTTCAGTTTCAGCCGCGTCATATACGGGCGCTTGTTCGTGTTGAACGACCAGTGCGCAAAATTCGCGTGGTCAAACGCTGCGCTGTTGCGGAAAACCAGCTTCTTCGAGAAATCCGCTTTCCGGTCTGTCATGACCGTCACGGTCATCGACCCGGCGTACGTCGGCACGAGACCGATCCACAGCATGGCGGAGTATTTGCGCATGAAATCCGCGCCGAAGTGCATGTTGCCGCTCTCCCATCGTGCGCCGATTGCTTCTCCGCAGTCGCTGCGGAACGCATCCGAAATCTCTACGAGCACATTTTCACGTGCTCCGAGCAGTCTCCCGTATGCGCGGTAAAAGTGCTTGACAGGGAAGTTCGTGTACAGATACCAGACATTGAGACCGTAGTTGTGCACAATGGCCGTGTCACCATATACGCAGTACCATTCTTTACGGTCGTTGTCGTCCCAGCAGTACGCCTGCCGGAGATCGAAACTCTGCAGCGTTTTCCACACGCGGTCTGAGATGCGCTTCGCCTGCCGCTCGTCGATCGTCAGGTTGCTGGAGTAGCTGCTGTTGTTTTTCCATGTGTAGACGCTCTCCCCGAACAGGGTGTAAGGGCTGTTGTCTACAAGCCGCACCTGACCGAGAGCAATGTTGCCGATGGCCTTGTTTACTTGCGTCCAGTAAAACGCAGGGATGATTTTGCCTTCTGCGTTCGTCACCGTGCCATACTGCACGGAGTATGCGCTGTCCTCTTTGAACGCCAGCAGCCTGGAATAGTGGCGGATCATCGCCGTGATCGGCGTGTTCTCGTCGCCGATGTCCAGCACATTCATGTCCGGGAAGTATTCGGCGGTCGGGTTGCCGTCGATGTCCAGCCCGGAATACAGCGCCTTGTTGCTTCCGTCGCCGTAGAGGAACACGCGGTTGTCCGTCGCGCCGTTGTAAAGCTCTGCAAACTTCATTGCCCTGACCGCGCCGGAATCATCGGATGCCACTGTGTATTCAACCTCGTACACATCCGCACCGGCAGGAGGCGCGCTCGTGAATGTGATCTTGCCGTCTGAAAACGTATAGTCCGTACCGGCCACCAGTGCTGCGCCTGTTGCCCTGTTTTTCACGCTCACAGACAGCGTTCCGCTTTCCGGGCATACATATACCGTGGACGTTCCGTCCGTAGCAATGCGGTATTTTCGCTTGCTGGATAGCTTGTTGATCTGCTCCAGTTCCGTGCCGCTGCCGTCCGCACCCACGCCCACAAGCACAGTCGGGACGTACCCGGTCACGTCCGCGAGCGTGTGGCCGTCAAACACCTTGTACTGCGTTCCGTTGAGGATATAGAGTTTTTCCCGGAACCCGAAAAACTCCGTATGTGCGTCGGCGAGTGCGCCCAGCTCCGAGACCGCCGTAGTGGCTGGAAATCCGATTTTCCACAGCTTCCCGGCAGCGGCCGCTACCTGCACATATTCTCCGCCGACGTAGCCGCACCACGTTCCCTGAATTTCTCCGGGGAACGTATGCACAGCTTTCATACCGGGGCGCTTTCGCAGCGCGCCGTCCTGCGTCACACGCCAGTTGCGCATTTCGGATGCCTCTCCGAGCTTCAGGCTTGTGTCGTCTGTTCCCGCCTGATTGACGCCGAGCCATTTTTGGATTCCGACGATCTTTTCGTTCATGCGCGTCACCAGCTCCCAAACTCTCCGTACTCGATGCCGCCGTACACATCCTCGACCGTGCCCATGCTGCACTGTGCGTTTGCCTTGTGCATCGCCACGATCTCGTTGTAGCGCCGCTTGAACCGGTCGGACGCCTCCGGGTTCTCGTCCGTCAGAAGAGCGGAAGCAAGGCCGTATGGCATCGCACCGAGCGCAAGCGTATTGTCGATCTCCGAGACCGTGTCGTCGAATTCCTCAACAGGCCGCCAGCCGGAAGCGGTTTTTCCGGCCTTCTTCGTCTCCGAAAACGGGTACAGCTCCGCGATCATGGTGTTGATGATCGACACGGTGCGGTATTTATATTCGTCCGTGTCCGTCGTCTGCGGTTTCCCGCTGTCACTCAGCTCGTCCATGATGGACATTGCAGCGTCAAACACGTCGCTGACTTCTGCCACAAAATCACCTCGTTATCTGAAAATAGGCGGCGGGAAATCCCGCCGCCTTATCCGTTGCCTCAGGCGGTAGCCGTCATAATGCCGGAATCGAGCGCGCCTGCCTTGCTGGCGTAAGCTTTGACCTCCGTGCCGGCGGTAATGCCGGTCGGCTTCGAGCTGGCGCTATAGGTCAGCGCCGTGGAGGAAGTCTTCGGGTTGCTGCCGTCGGTGGTGTACTTGATGGTCTCACCTTCACCGGCAGTCAGCGTCAGCGTGCCGCCGGAAACAGACATCGTCGGGGTCGTGCTGCCCGCAGTCGCGTGCACGCCGATGGCGTATGCCTTCTTGTCCAGAACAAAACTGTCGAACATCACGCGGTACTCCGCCACATCGCCGTCGATGCCGAGCGGGTTCTTCTGGATGCGCATGGTCTGGTTCTTCACCGGGTCGACGCTCGCACCCTTGCGGAAGATCACGAAGTTGACACCAGCGGGCAGATAGCTGTCCGGGATGGCGTACACGTCGTTGCCGTCGAGCTTGCCCAGAGAGCCGTTTGCAACGGCGTCCTTGCCCAGCACATCAATGCCGACGATGTAGTCAGAAAGCTTGCACTTAGCAAACAGCGTGTGACCGATGAAGATCGCACGATTGTCGGTCGGCACAAGATGGTTGGACATCTCCGCGCCCATGTTGACAATGGCGTCGATGGCCGTCTTGCCGGTCAGCGCCGTCGCGTTGACGGTCACAATACCGGCGCCGCCGACCCACTTCTTCAGGCGGTACTTGTCGATGCTAGGTGTGACCTTTCCGTCCCACGTCGCCTTCATGCGCGCGTTGCACTGCTTGACGTTAAACTGTTCGGCAGCGTTGCCCGCGTCGATCGAGAACGTGCCGCCCTTGTCCTGCGTCATGCGCATGGTCTGCACGGTGTCACCCAGCTCTTTGATCGTGCCGAATCGGCTGGAGCCGCTGCGGGTGTAGTCGCCGAAGTCGCCCTCGTCGGAGCTGTACACGTTGATCGCGTTCACGCCGACAAAGTCGTAATCCTTACCGGCGAATGCGTCGGTCACGCTCTTCTGGTGAAAACGTTCGTCGAGCTTGGTGCTGTATTTGTTCGCAACATTGATTGCCATTATGTAATTACCTCACTTAAAAATTCAAAATTTCAGGCGGAGGCAAGCCCTATGTTCACGTTGTCAGTTGCCGTCGTACCACAGCGCGTCAAACGCTTCGTCGCTGCCGGTCTTCCCGGCGCTGCTCTGGCTGCCGGTGCTCCTCGCGGCGTTCGCCGCGTTCCGGTCGCGCGTCTCCTGTTCGGATTTCATGCGCGCGATCTCTGCCTCCAGCGCCTTATTGCGTTCTCTTGCGTAGGCCGAAACCAGCGTTTCACCGCGGTTAAAGGCTTCCCACACGCCATTCGGAATGGAGGCCGGGTCAACGTCGGGATAGGCTTTTGCAAATGCGTCAAAGCACTCGCCGCGCCACTTCTCGTTCGCTGCCTGCTGCTCCTGCTCCTGATTCTTGGTTGCCAGTGCTGCCCGTTCCTGATCGAGCGCGCGGCGCTCTCTGTCGAGCTTTACACGCTCGAGCGCCATGCCGTCGTCGTCGATGCCGTATTTACTCATGGTAACGGCAATGAGCATGTTTTCCACAAGCTCCTCGACGGTTGTTCCGCTCTGCTTTGCCAGCTCCTGCAGCGCGTTCTCGTGTTCCGTGAGCTGCGCCAGTTGCTGCTTCTGTTCGGACACCTGGTTTTCCAGCTGCGTGTTCTTCTCAGTCACGCGGTCGTAGTCCATGCCCTTCTGGGCCAGCGTTACGACCTCTTCACGGTTTACATTTTTCGTCTCGCCGAGGTGCTTAAGCTCAAACAGTTGGCCGTCTGCCTGCGCCTGCTGCTCCTCGTTCTCGCCCGGCTGTGCTGCATCTGCATCCTGCCCGCCGTCGTTCTGTTCGATCTCCGGCGCGGCGTCGTTGCCCTGCGTCTCCGTACCCGGCGCGCCCTGCGCGTCGTCCTCAACGTCTGCAAAGCTGTCCGCCGTGATGTCGCTCCAATCGTCTGCGTCCGCCGTAAAGGCGGTGTTCATTTCGTCTGCCATGTCAAAATCCCTTCTCCCGCTATGGTTGGCGGGTGCGGCGCTATGGTCGGCGCTGCGTGTTGAAATTTATCCGGTAATGTATTTGCAAGGCGGATTGTCCGCCGAGCGTTCGTTATTCGGTCGTTCCGGTCTGCATGACCTTGCGCTGCAGGTCGCCGAAGCCGCCTCCGCCGCGAATGGGCGTCTTCTGGCCGAGATCGACCAGAGCACCGGTCTCCGGCGCGCCGCCTGTGCGCTGCTCCTCCGGCTGCATCATCTGCTGCTGTGCCGCCTGCTTACGCGAGGCGATCAGCTCCTGCCGTTTCGGGATGTAGCCGTCCGGGATGCGCTCAAGGTATTCCTCGATCGTGATCTTGTCCTGCATCAGCAGGTTATCCAGCGTCTGCACCGACGCCATCTCCGACCAGTACGAGCTTGCGCCGACGTCCAGTTTCAGCGCCATCGGCATATCGTTCAGAATGCCGTAGTCGAACAGCACGGTTTCCAGCTCCTCCGGGTCTTTCCCGGCAAATGCGAGAATGTCCGCGCCCACGTCCGGCGTAGACACCTGCACTTTGCGCTTCCCGTAGTACGCCGCCATGAAGTCCAGATAGATGCGCCCAAGATCCTCGATGGATTTGTAGAGGTTCTGCTTCGTGATCTCCGACGGGATGCTGGCAGCGCGCTGCAGGGCGATAATGGCCGATGTGTTGTCCGGCCGCGTCTCGCCAAGCGCTGCGCTCGTCGCGCCGAGAAACTGCCGCGTATAGTCCACGCTCGTCTGGATAAACTGCGCGATCTGTGGGCTGATCTGTGCCGGATCGATGATCTTTGCCACGCCGGACACGTCGCCGCCGTTGACGCCGATCGCAGCGCCGACCGCGTTGTTCCACTTCGGAATGCGCGTCTTGTCGTAGACTGTGCGCGGGAACGCGCTCGTCATCAGCGAGATCATGGACATTGCAAACAGCTTGTTGACAAAGATCTGGTTCGGGATCAGTCCGGTCACGAGCGCCTGCCCGTGATAGCTGTCGGGAATGTAGTCCCAGTTGATCCACGTCACCGGGTAGAGCCGCAGCCCCATGTCCCACGGCTCGCGCAGCATGACGCGCCCGGAGACTTCGCATGCCCACACCGTACCGGTCTTGCGTTCCTTCCACATCCGCAGCAGCACCGTGCTGCGTTCTGAGCTGTTTTTGTAGCTGTCAGTGTTGTGGTTCTCGTTATCCGGCTGAATGTCGTTCCAGCGCGGATTTCCGGCCTCCTGCGCTGCTCTGCGCAGCTCCTTCGTCATTTCTCGCCGTTCGATGAGAATGTATGGCTGCTTTTGCGGGTCACGGCACGCTGTGTTGCCGAAGCCGACGCGCATATTGTCCACGATCTCCGTGCGGATGCCGCCGCGCAGTCCGAATCCGGCGTCAACCGTGTCGTCCCAGAACGTGAACAGGCAGCTATCACCGTCCACAGCGGCGTTTCGCATATACTCGCGCACGAGGTTCGGCACGCGGTTGAATTCAAACAGCCTGTCAAATTCCTTGTTGACGATCTCCGCGACGCGCCCCACGTCCTCCGGCGTGCGCTCGCACGCAAGCGGAGTAGCCTGCATCTTGATGTTGTCAGTCGTGATGTTCGCAACGGAAAACAAAACGACCTGTTTCAGGAAGTTGTATACCGGCGTCGGCAGACCCTTCGCGTCCACGCCTTCCCATTGCTTGCCAATGAAAAAGTTCTCGTTGGCGCGCACCGTCTCGTCGAGGTTGACCGCGGTGTTGTAGCCGAGCATTTTCTGGTACTCTGCCTGTACCTGCTCCGGCGTGATCTTCTTGTCGAACTCGTCAGGCATCGTCGCTCACGTCCTTCTTTCCGGCCATCAGGTAGCTGTAGTTCATGAGGTTGGACACGCCGTTGGAGAAGTCCTGCGCCATCTGCAGCGCCTGTTCCACCTGTTCAGCGTGCTCCTCGTCGAGCTTGTCCGCGCGCTCACACAGTGCCGCCGCCGTCTCTTCCAGTGCCTCTACGCGCTTTTGCAGCCGAGACACGTCGAGCGATGCGTCCGCCAGCATGTCCATCGTCGCGTCCTGAAATGCCTGCAGCTCGTCGTCCCAGCGGCGCAGGCTTACCATCGTCAGCACAAAGCACGCCGCGATCACCAGCAGGCCGATCAAACCGATAGTGTTCATGTCTTCCTCCTAATAGCTGATATATCCGGCAGACGGTGCGTCTCCGGTCATGAATTCCTCGTAGTCCTCCTGCGCGTCCTCGTCCTCGTAGATGATCTCCGACGGGTTTGCGTCTCTTGCGTCCGCGCGCATTGTCCTCGATACGCAGTAATAGCGCACGGAATCGACCGTGTGCGTGATCTCGTGCGGCTCTTTGGCGCAGTCGTTCGGGTTGCGCTCGTCCGCCTGAATGTCCTCCAGGTCTCCGATCGTCCGTTCGCAGGTCTGGAAAATTACAAGCCCCGGTTTTCCGTCCGGCATATTTGCGAGCGATTCCTTCACCTGCAAGAAACCCTGCACGCGGTTGTTGCTTGCCCGCACGATGGGCACGCCGCACTGCATAAACACCTCTGCCATCGTCTTTCCGGTGTCCTTCTGGCGTGACCAGATGTCCGGCGGGGCAAAGGTGATCTCGATGTGCTCGTCCGGCATCGTCATGTCGAGGATCTGCTTTGCTGCGTCCTGCACGATCAGACCCGGCTGCACCAGCTCGCGGTACATGTACGAGCGCCCGTTTTCGTCCACCGCGTACCAGCCGACGGCAAGCATATCCAGACCGTAGTCGAGCGCCCTGTATCGCTTCCAGTGCTTTGGGATCTGAAACGGCTTGCAGGTGTGCGTCGCCTTGCTGAATTCCGGGAAATACGTGCCGCACAGTGCGTCCCAGTCGCCGTAGCGGTGCGCCTTGCGGATGTTCTCCGGCAACTGAGAGAGCGCCTGAAGATAGCCCGGAGAGGATTCCAGCAGGTCCTTGTTGTCCTCGACCGTTGCGAAAATGAAGCTGTAGTCGTCCGGGTTCTCGTTCTCCTCCGGATTGTCGGAATCTGTCTTGAAATTTCGGTCGATAAACAGGCGCTTGACCCATCTGTGCCCGACGCCGCCGGGGTTACACGTCAGGTAAAAGCGCTTCGGGATCTCGTTTACGCCGCGCAGGCAGCCGCCGAGAAAGCGAAATTCGCGCTCTGTAAACTGTGTCGCCTCGTCCATGAAGATCCAGTCGTATTCCTGGCCTTGGTATTCGCTCTCGGACGTGATACCGCTCCAGTGACCGAAATGGATGGTCGAGCCGTTTTGGAAGTACAGCGTGTGCAGTGTGCCGTTGTAGCTAGTCAGTTCCTGCGGCACCATCTTCAAGATCGGTTCGATGTGGTTCGACTGAAGTTCAGGGTATGTCTTTCGCACGATGAGGATGCGGATGCCCGGCCATGTAAACGCGCCGCCTACTGCCTTGATGCGCACAGCGTGCGTCTTGCCGCCGCCTCGCGCGCCTCCGTAGGCCGTGTACATCGTTCGGCTCTGGTAGAACAGAAGCTGCTTCTCGTTCGCGTGCCCCGGATCCCATGTGAAATTTGTCTGCGTGCTTCGCTTCTGCTTCGGCATGGCATCCTCCGTAAATGCAGAAACGGAGCCAACTGCATTCCGCAGTCAGCTCCGTTCAGCTCTTATGCCCGGCCGTTTCCGGGCACGTCGTTATTCTGTTTCTGTTTCCCGAAAGGCGACCTTGCGCTTTACTTCCAGCACAAGCACGCCGTCTTTCGTTTGCTTTACCTCGGCAGTATTCCCGCGGCCGATAATGTCTAGAATCTCCAGGAGGAGATTTTCATTTTTCTGCATAGGGTACCTTCACATTGCCGCCCCGGCATTTTTCCGCCCCCCGTCAAGGTAAATGACAGGCGCGGCCTTGCTCGCCGGTTGATAGCCCATCCGCACGCCGTAGCCGCCGCCGTAATCCAGCGCAGCCGCAGTGTTAACAAACAATCGTTCGACCGGCTCCGCGCTCCTCGTAGAAGCGTTCGTCCGGAAAAAGCAGTCCTTGAACACGGCAGGGGAGTGCGTGTGCCCGCAAACATAAACGTCTGCGTCAACGATCTGCGCATAGTCCGCAAGCCGATTGATCTTGCCGCCGATCTTGCGCCGACCGCCGTTGCCGTGGTTGACGTAGATAGAATACGTCGTTTGCCGTCCCTCGCTCTTTCGCCGGGAGTTTTCACCGAGTGATACGAATACGAGCGCTGCGTCCGGAGCGTACCGGTCGCCCGCGCCCAGTTCGTTTGCGATCAGCCATGTAATGTCGATGCCGTCTGCACGATATGTCCGCTCTTCGTGGTTGCCGGGGACGGCGCACAGGATGCGGCCCTTGAGCGGGGCGAACGTCTTGTTTGCAAGCTGGATCTGCTCCATCGGGGACAACTGCGTGCTGTAGATGTCGCCGATGCTGCTTCGCGTCGCATTGTCGATCAGGTCGCCCGCAAGAATTGCATAGGCGTTATCCTTTGCCGCAATGTCTGCCACGCGCTTTTGCACGCCGCGAATATCGCAGTTCGGGTCGGAAAGATGTACGTCCGCAATGACGTGCACTTCGATTTCGTTTTGCTGCTTCGGCAGCTCCACACGGATAACGTGCAAACGCTTCACCTCGTTCGTTACGTAGAAAGGGAAGCTGCGGCATCCTGACTTGCACAGGATTTCAGCGGAAAGGAGATGAAACGCTTAGGCCACTTGCCGCCGCAGCAGTGTTTACCGTCGCTTCCGACGCTTGATTCCCGGATAGTGCCGGGTTCACAGTTGCTCCGTACCGTTATAGGTTTTCGCAAGGGAATAACGGCCAAAGGAGGTTGGCCTTTTTCCGGTACGGAGGGGCATCGTTCACAAACGTGAACAGCAAGCGCTTATCCGCAGCGCGTATCCTGCGCCCGCATTCGGCTTGTTGGATTAAGCGTGTTTGTTGCGCACTTGCAAGCGTTACTTGAACGCATCGTCGCCGCCGATTCCGTCTGTCTTGATCGTCAGCTCCTGCGCGTGAACGTCGATTACAGGCTTGTCGATGTAACCTCCGTTTTTCGGCTGCTTGAGCAGGAAGATGATCCCGCCGCTGCCCTTCGGGTTTTCAGCCACCATGCGTGCATAGACCGCTTCCCGATATGCAACCAGCTTCTTGAGCTGCTCTCCATATCCGTCATATTCCCCGCCTTCGTTTGCCCGCCATCGTTCGAGCGTGCGCGGCGCAATGCCGAGAAACTTCATCAGCGCATAGTCGTCCATGTACTGTTTTCCGTCCTCGCACTGCATGATGAACTCGTCGATCAGAACGCCAAGCTCTTCGGCAGTCTTGATTTTGCGCGGTCTTGCCATAGAATCACCCCATCACTTATAGTATAGCATCAAACGTCGTAAAAACTAAATGCAAATCACCCAGATAATGCATGGAATGCCTTTGGAAAGACGTGAAAACGTAGTGCGATAAACTTGAAACTTGCGAGTAACTTGCGAGTAACTTGCGTTGAACTTGCGTTGAACTTGCGTTGAACTTGCGTTGAACTTGCGTTGAACATCTATCGGGACGATGTTTGGCGGGAAGTCTCAAAAGGCTGTGTGTCGTAGCGCATGGGCCGTCGCCTGAGAGCCGCCCCGTTTTTCCGGCCCCCCGGGGGGGGAGGGGGGGGGGGGGCGCACCCGGAAACGCTGAACGAAACAACGCCCATATACCAGCGCGCGCCGGGGATGATTGGCCGCGAGCCCAGGCACCTAATTGCACTACTGCATTGCGCTGCATACACTGCGCATGAACTGCATAAACTACCAGCTTTGCAGAACGGAAACACCGCAAAATACCTTGTAAATTCGGCAAAATAATATTTTTACCGAATAATGAAAACAGCAAAACCATTGAAAACACTAGCTTTTTACGAAACTGTATGAATATGCACTGTATACAGCACCGAAAACGGCCGGAAAAAATGCATCAGTATGCACCAGCAAAGCACCACCAGCTGCACCAGATCCCCGCCACAAAACCGGCCGGCACCAGCCCACAATTTTTTTATCTGTCGCCACAACGCGGATTTTGTATGAGATAATGGGATCATATCATCATCATATCATCGTATCACATCATCGCATCATCAATGCATCACCGGCACGCATCCAGGACAACGCCCAACGAAAAGAGGGGGGGACTATAGGGGGGGTATTTACATAGCTAAGTAATAACTAAGTAATAGCTATTACACAGCTATGTCATAGCTATTACACAGCTATGTCATAGCTATTACATATCTATTCCATACCCGCGGTACATTCAACGGCCAAAGGAAAGAAAAGGAAAGTATAGAGGGAGAGAGCGCCCGCGCAAAAAATTTTTGAAAAAGGGGGTTGACATACGTTTGCAAGTATGCTATCTTGTAAATGCAGCCGGGGAACGGCAGAGAAAGGAGCTGATCCGAACGGCAAGAAAGACCACCACCAGCAGCGAAGTTAAAAACCGCTGGAACGCAGCGCACTACACGCGATTAACCGTAGTGCTTGATAAGGACACCGCTACGGCCTACAAAGCTAAATGCGAGCGTGCCGGGATGAGTTATTCCGACGTTCCGAAAGAAGCAATTCACAAGTTTTTACGGGAGCCTTGAGCATCCCGTAAAAATGCACATACTTTATAAAGTATGCCATACACGAAAGGAGAACAACCATGAAATACTTTACCAACATTCGCACCCTCGATGAGCTGAAAGCAGCTTATCGCCGTCTTGCCCTGAAATATCACCCCGACATGGGCGGCAGCACGGAGATCATGCAGGAGATCAACAAAGAGCATGATGCGCTGTTTGAACAGCTCAAGCGCCAGCACAACGCCAGCGCGGACGAGTACCACCAGACCACCGAAACCGCCGAAGAATTCCGCGAGATCCTCGCCGTGCTGCTAGGGCTGCCGGGGCTGACGGTCGAACTTTGCGGCTCGTGGCTCTGGATCAGCGGCGAGACGCGGCAACACAAGGACGCGCTCAAGGCTGCCGGATGCCGCTGGAGCAGCAGCAAGAAAATGTGGTATTGGCGGCACCCGGAGGACGCGCGCGGCCATTACCGCGGCAAGCGCAGCATGGACGATATCAGAAGCAAGTACGGCAGCCAGGTATTTGACGCAGACGGCCGCGAGCGTACCGCCTACAACCGGATCGGGGCGACGGCGTAAGCCGTCCCCGGCCGCACTCCGCCCCCCGCGCCGCCGCTAACTGCAATTCTATAACGCCCGAGGACATCATGGATACGCAAGTCCGTCCCGATCTTGGCGTAGACTGGTGAGGAGGCGTTATTATGGCAACGTTAGAAGAACTCAAGGCGAAGGCCGTCGCCATGCTGGACATGGCGTATGTGCCGTATTCCCACTTCCCCGTGGGCGCGGCGCTCGAATGTGAGGACGGCGCGGTCTTCACCGGCTGCAACATCGAAAATTCGAGCTACGGCCTGACGAACTGCGCCGAGCGCACCGCGGCGTTTAAGGCCGTGAGCGAGGGGCCCCGGCGCTTCAAGCGCATCGTCATCGCTGGGCGCAGCGACGACTACTGCTACCCCTGCGGTGCGTGCCGTCAGGTGCTCTACGAGTTCGGGCCCGACATGGAGGTCGTGTGCCTGAACAAGGACAACGAGGAAAAGCACCTGCACATCAAAGAGCTGCTCCCCTACGGCTTCGACCAGACGTGGCTTGCAATCGACGAGAAATAACGAAAAAAAGAGAGCGGCGCTG